AATATGACAAGAACTTCTAGAAATTATGTAAATCCTTTTCCATATGATCCAATGGACGATTTTGGAACCTCTGATTATGGATATGTTGAACAACCTAGAGAAGGAATTACAGGTTTGTTAGATAAATATGTAAAAGGAAGTTTACCTGCTCAGTTAATAGGTAAAACTGTAAGAGGATTAGCTAACATGCTTCCTGTAAGTAAAGCAGGTATTTTTCAAAATGAATTATTAGGTGCTGGTTTTATGTTAGATAACACCGGTAGAATTGTATCAAATAATTACAATACACCAGAAGGAATTATGGCAGGATATAATCCTGTATCAGGTGGTGCCCTAAATTTTTTAACCGGTGGTAAATATGGTGATGAACCAACTTATGGATTAGATAAAGCTTATGATAAGAGAAGAGAAACTATATCTAATACATTAAGAAATAAATATGGAATGACTGATTCAGAAATAGAAGCAGCTATCGCTGGAGAATATGAAGGAGATATTAAAACTGATTTAATTGGTAGATTAGATTTATTAAATAAATCTCAAAATTTATTGAATAAAAGAAAAAAAGCAGCAGATGTAATTTTTAATAGAAAATTAGAAGAGAGAAGAATAGAAAAAGAGAAAAAAGAAATAGAAAAACTTCCTCCAGAAGTACGGCAATTCACTCAACCAACAAGAAGTCAAAGAGAAGCAATTGCAAGAGATAATAGAGGAGACTCTGGATCTAGTAAAGGAGGAGGATTTTCTAATGTTGGAGCGGGAAGTAGCAGTAGAGGAGCAGGAAAAGGTGGTGGATATGATGCAGGTAATTTCTGTTTTGATCCAAGCACTCCTATTCAAATGGCTGATGGTTCAACTAAAGAAATTAAAAACATTCAACTCGGTGATGATACCAAAGGTGGTGAAGTTACAGGTGTATTCCAATTTAAAGCATCTGATGAAATTCATAATTACAAAGGTGTCACTGTTGCAGGTAGTCACTATGTTAAAGAAGATGGTAGATTTATTATGGTTAAAGATAGTCCACTATCTGTTAAGATTGACAAAATACCAGTTGTTTATTCATTAGATACATCTGGTCGAAGAATATTTATTAACGACATTGAATTTGCAGATTACAATGGTGATGGTATCGCTAAAGGATTCTTAGCAAATGCAGGTGTAGATATAACTGGTTTTGATAAAGAAGTATTAAGGCAAGTAGAGAATAGATTAATATAATGCCTAAAAAAGATTTAGCATTACAAAAAATAGAATCACACGAAAAACTTTGTCGTATTATGCAAAAACAAACTCATCAAAAAATTTCAGGAATAGAAAATGATATTAAAGAAATTAAAAACCATATGCGTTATGCAATGACTGCTTTAGTAGCAGGTATGTTTACTATCATTGTTATACTATTTGAAAAACTGTAATTTTTTTGGGAGGTTGGGCACTCAGCTGCCGGGATTGATTATAGTGGGGACTATAATCGCTATATCCATTCTCTAAAATCTTCATCCATAATTGTATTAGCAATATCAACTTTATTACGAAGAGCTTTAACAATTCTTTCATCAATAGTATCTGAAGTCATGATATCAATATAAGTCATCTTTTTAGTTTGACCTATACGATCGATTCTGGCTTCAGACTGTTGACGTTTCTCAAGGTCATAACCATTTGAAAAATAAATCATATTACTACCTGCAGTTAATGTAATACCATAACCACCTGTATGAGTGGTTCCTACAAAAAATCTACAGTTATCATCATTTTGAAATTTTTTAATATTAGCTGATCTAGCATCAGTGTCTGTTTCACCAAAATAATCTACAACAGAATCTTCTCCGTATACTCTTTTAATTTCTTTAATTATTCTTTTTACATCATGTGTATAGTGAGACCATATAATAGTTTTACCATCTACATTTTCTAATATGTTCATTAGTTCAGCTAGTCTACTACAAGGTAAATCTTTTATAGTACCATCATCAGCAGTAAAATGTCCACAAGTAATTTGATGTAGTCTCATTAATTGAGTCATAACAGTTACTGAAGACTGCATCTTACCATCTAAAAAAGCAATTGCTTCTCTTTTCATTTGTGTATATACTTTCTTTTGCTCTGCAGTTAACTCAACATAATGCTTGACATAAGTTTTTTCAGGAAGATCTAAACAATCTTCTTTTAATATTCTTTTAGAAAAAGGTTTTATCTTATCTGATAATTCACCAAGGTTCATGTATCCCGTAACTATTTCTACTCTTCTACCATTAACTTCTATCTTTCTCATTTTCGCATAACGAGAACGAAACGTCCAATAAGAATCATGGCCCAGGAGCCAAGGATCAAGAAAAGCACATTGAGAAAATAAATCTAATGGTGATTTGGTTACTGGTGAACCAGTTAATATTCTTCTATACTTACAATGGTTTCTTAATGCTAAAATATTTTTAGTTCTATTAGATGTTGGAGTTTTAATTGTAGTAGACTCATCTATTGCAATCATTGATTTATGACATGATAAAAATTTATATGCAAATTCTGAACCATCTCCAGAAGAAAAGGCTTCAACATTCATAATTAAAATATGAAAATCTACACCTGGTTCAAATAAAGTATTTAATATTTGTTTTTGTTTTTTTGATTTATCTGATGATTTCCATAAGACCATTTTCTTTTGAATATGATCAGGAAGATGAACTGGCACCTCCTGATCATACCAGTTCTTATATACACCTTTAGGTGCAATAAGAAGGAGACCATTTATCTGGCCTTTATCATAAAGCATTGCGGCATTATCCAGTAATACCTTTGATTTACCCGTACCCATTTCCATGAAATACGCAAAATTTTCTTTGTCCCAAGATGCTTCTAATGCATCTAATTGATGTTTGTATGGCTTAGTTTTAAACTTATAATTCATAATCTATTTACTTTTCTTTCTATTTGCTATAGTAATATAAAAAAAGTAAGAAGTCAAATGAAAAATTTAAAAAAGATTCAATCATGAATAGTAAAGTATATTTACTACAAGATATTCCTATAGATAAATTTACCGGACAACCTAAATATAATATTATGGGTGCAAGAAAATATGGTGAAATTGAAATAATGTTTAAAGCATTAGAACAAATAATGTTTTCACCGGGACCTTTTATATTTAGTATTAGACAAAAATTAAAAAATTTTACAGAAAATGATTATTTACTATTGAATGGTGATCCTGCTATTATTGGAGTAACTTGTGCAATTGCTTCAGAAATGACTAATGGAAAATTTAAACTTCTTAAATGGGATAGGCAAGAAAAAACTTATTACCCAATAGAAATAAATATTCATCAAAAGTAAACTTGACAAATCACTTATTAGTGATTATACTAAGGCCATGAAAGTTAAAAAGTTAAATTTAGGAGAAAATATATGATAATAGATATGCGTAAAGATGCACCTGATCAATCTAATAACGTTGATCCAGATAAACTTTCAACTGAAGTTGAAAAGTTACAATCCATACAACAACAAATAAAAGATTTGGAAGATAGAGTTAAAGATCTTAAAGAAGATGAAAAATACTTTAGCTGTAATATTATTCCAAAATTAATGGAAGACATGAACTTAGCTAGTTTAAAACTAAAAGATGGTTCAGAGTTAACTGTTAAAAAAATTTATAGTGCCTCAATGAAAGCTGACAAAAAAGCTGAGGCGATACACTGGCTTCGAGACAATGGCTTAGGTGATATAGTAAAAAATAATATTACTGTATCATTTGGTCAAGGCGAAGATAACAAGGCTGTCGATTACGCTAGCCTTGCGAGGTCGAATGGGTATGAACCTATCCAAGAGGAGAAAGTTCACCCATCGACACTCAAAGTAGTTATGAAGGAATGGAAAGACAAAGGTCAAGAAGTTCCGGAAGAACTATTCAATACATTTGATGGAAATCAAACGTATTTAAAAAATAAAAAATAAACTAATAACTCAATAAGGAGATATAAATATGGCAAATACAAATGCTATGACTAAGAAAGATAATGCAGGTGCATTATCTACTATCAATCTAAGAGGAGACTCTGGAAGAGGTAGTGAAGAAATAAAATCGGACGATATGTCGACACCGATTTTAAAAATCCTACATCAGCTATCGCCTGAATGTAATCAATCTAATGCTAAATATGTAGAAGGTTCTAAACCTGGTATGATTTATGCTAAAGGTCTTGGTACATTAATAGATGGTAATGAAGGTGTGGAATTACTTGTTGCACACGTGCAAACAAGATTTCCAGAGTGGCAGGAAATGGGAGACACAGCGGCTCCACCTGTTGCAACACATTTAACTGTACCAAGTGATGCTGTTGAAGAAAGAAATGGTAAGTATAGACTGACCAATGGTAACTACTTAGAAAAAACTGCATATTTTTATGTAATAGTTTTAGGTGATGAACCTAGACCTGCGGTAATTACTATGAGATCATCTAACTTAACACCTGCAAGAGAATTGAATCAGTTGATTAAGAATCTAAGATTCAAAGATGAAAAAGGTGTCTACAATCCGGCAGCATATGCAGCAGTTTATAATTTAAAAACTGTTGGTAAAGTTGCAGGAAGTAAAAGTTGGCATGTTTATAAACCATCTATGTCTAGAGCTTTGGACGTATCTAAGAAAGAAGATGCGGACTTATATTTAATGGCGCAGGAGTTTCAAAAATCTGTGTCTAAAGGTTCTGCTAAACCTGAATATGAGAAAAGCGATAAACCAAAAACTGAAGATATTATATAATTCACTAAGTGAATACTTCGGAGATAGAGTGGCGACGGGAGACTGTTGCCACTCTTTAAAAAACATAGAGAGATATAGAAATGAATGATTTTATAAAATGCTTTACGGGGTTACAACGTAATTTTGGTTTTTGTAATATAAGCAATGGATACACAGATCCTAATACAGGTAAAATAAAATTTAATGCAGGTGACTATGGTTGGTCAGGTAAACCTATTACTGAAGATGATTATAGACTTCACTTACATGGAAAAAAATCTATAGGTATTCAACCTTGTGATGATAATGGTTTAGCATGTTTTGGTGCAATAGATATTGATCCTAAGGTATATAAAGAATTAGATATAAAAAAATATCTAGATATTATACAAGAAAAAGAATTACCATTAATACCAATTAAATCAAAAAGTGGTGGACTTCATTTATATTTATTTACTAAAGAATTTGTTAAAGCTAAAGTCATTAGAGATTTTTTAGAACAAGTATTATTTTTATTTAAACTACCAATCACAACTGAGATATTTCCTAAACAAACTAAATTAGGAAGTGATACAAATGGAAATAAAGTAAATGGTAATTTTATAAATTTACCTTACTTCAATAAATCAGAAAGAGTAGCGTTAGATCCTTCTGGAAAAGAAATGCCACTAGATTTATTTTTAAAAGTTGTAGAAATAAATAAAGCTGATATCGAAAAATTAGAAAACA